GGCTTGACCGGCAACCTGTGTTCCCGCGGACCGATAGTCATTTATTATATGAAATTATATAATGTCAGTCGAGTATTTATTTATGGATTCTGGGAGGTTCAAATCCTCCCCACCGAAAGGTGAGGTCTTCCAAAGACCCTTATGGCGAATCTTAACATGAGTAGATATTAAACTGGCCTCTTATACAATGAATTATATCTATGGCTATCGTGCCAAGGATGATAACACATCTGTACAAGAGTGCAACGCCCCTATTCCTATCTTAAGCTGTTTAAAAACAGCGCATGATGGTATTGGGAGAGCTTGGATTCAACGACCAAGTGGCGAGTACTATAGCTACGTAATTAGTAGCCATGGGTACACTAGACCGGGAAGTTCTTAGTTGGTCTTCCATTTGGAGAGGGTTTGCAGCCCGACTTCATCTAAAACGGTTATAGATCCATGAGTTGAAAAACCATATATTTGTAACTTAAAAATAAGCAACAAACATACAATTTTACCAACTAATGGAAGTGATAGAATATTTTATCCTCCTATTTTTATTTTCTCCGACTTATTTTACGGTAATGACCTTAATACAAGGTATCGACCCTAAATATAGGTTGAAGAATCTAAAAGTAGCACCATTACCTCCTAGTTTGGAGGCGATGAGTGTAAAAGAGGTTAAAAGGTTCTTTCACTTTTGTTCTATAATGTTCAAGGTTACTAATAAAGAGATGGGGTTCTTGCTAAGACTCGCTGATAGAATAATTTCCTTACAGAAGAATTCTGGTTGGAAATTCACTATAACGTATCTTGCTGAGTGCCTCCGAATCATCTTTGATTTGCTTTCCGAGAACCCGTTGAAAGATGGTAAAACATGGGTGTCTGTTTACGCTAACGGAGTCCCTAAATTCTTTGGAATGGAGGGACGAAAAGTATTCGACATTTTAATCACCTCGAAAAGAGATGGTTTAGATGTGGATACTGACGTCCTTAAGATATGTCGCTTATTAATAACACTCTGTTCATGTTTCAGAGCAATGTCTTTCGAACACGTTATCAAGTTTGGAACCATTACCGACCCTTGGGCCGGTACTGGGTACCTACAAGATAAACTAGTAAGAAAGGCACTCCGAAATATGAATTTTACCAATTTAAAGAGAACTATAAGAAGTCCTTCTTTTCTTTGGTCAAACAAGAGTGGAGTTAATGCGCGATATTCTTTCCTTTCCGCAGGTTTAGATCTCCTTGCAATGATGGATAGACCTACTATCTGGTGGTCTTACCTTAAATATTGTTACCATATGTCGTATTTCGTATGGGGCACATTATTCCTAATGTACTCCATGTCACTATTCCCGCTTTTCTTCTTAAATCAATTACGAGAGTTGTTCTTCGAAAGTGGAGCAGAGCTTCACCTTGGAAGGTTAACTGTCATAAAAGAAATGAGAGGAAAGGCAAGAATAGTGGGAATTACAGACTATTGGACACAATGTTTATTTAAACCGCTCCATGATGCTATTTATGCCGCCTTAGGTGATTTACCTGAGGATGGTACAAATAACCAACTTGGACCGATTAAAACTATACTAAATCAAGAGGATATCCCCCAATTCGTTACTTCGGTCGATCTTTCGGCAGCTACTGATAGATTACCTGTTATTCAACAGGCTAAAATATTAGAGCTCCTTGGATTGCCTGGTAACTTATGGATGGAAATCCTTGCTCGCCCATATAATTATATGGACAAGGATTTTGTATATGAGGTTGGACAACCGATGGGAGCCTACTCATCTTTTGCAATGTTAGCATTAACAAACCATGTAATATGTCAGGTAGCTTTCCTACAGGCCAAAGTGGATTACACTAAAGACTCTGGTCAGTACGCCATTCTTGGGGATGATGTGGTTATAACCATACCATCCGTAAGTGCTGAATATCAAGGTTTAATGAGACTACTCGGTGTAGAGATTAATCCAATAAAAGGGTTTAGAGGAAAAGTCTTTGAGTTCGCTAAGAGAGTTTTCCACGTAGATGGTACTGATTTCAGTCCAGCTTCGGGGAAAGTTCTTTTGCGATCCTCCAGAGATCCAGTATTTATACCCGCCCTAATTAATGATTTCATTAATAAAGGCTATTGGCCAATTTTGAACACAGAGCTGTCAACTTTCACCAAACTTCTAGAGTCCCATTCTAAATATGGAATGAGACAATGGAAGTGGTTATTTAGTATTTTAGGACCCCAAAGCGGCTTCTGGTCACACTTTTCAGGGAATGAGGTAGGTCCAAGACCTTTCCAACTTCTCTTTAAAGAGTTTTTAGAAACCATAGGTGTGAATTTTTCTGACGTTTTAGACCTTTATAAGGTTAAATTGTCTAGAAAAAGTCACTTGTCCGTAAGATCTTTACTTGATCTAGGCCACAGTAGCTTACACGTGTTATCTTACTCGAAGTCTCCATGGATATGGAGTACTAAGAAGTTCGAAAACTCGGTTAAGTTACCGGCGCCGAAATACATGGCTGTGTTGACAACAGCATCCTTATGGAACCTTCTTCTTCCAATGTTACTTGTGAAGTGGATTAAAGGTGTTTTAAGAGGTGTATACTTTATCTTAGTCGATTCACTTATCAACACTAAGGAGTTTATGGATGTTCAATTGCAATTTGCAATGGAAAATCCATTGTTAATAGCCAAAATTTGGCTAAAAACTAAATTCCCTAGAGCTGATGGTAATTTTGAGGCAGAATTCCATTTTAATCTTGGAAACTCACCGGCTGTAGCAGCTAATGTCTATGACAGTAGCTACTCCAATACCATGAGCGGCCAATTTTTTAATTGGGTTCTGTCCTTAAAATTAATGAAGCCGATGCAGATAATTAATACAAGATTTGGTAAGGCTACGAGTGAGGATGATATGATGCCTGTGGTGAAAACCGCAGACAAAGTATTATCCAAACTACATAAGGATTACCAATCATTCTCTTCTATGCAAAAGAGATTATTCTTACTTCAACAGCGTTTACTAACTCTTAACAAAGAGTTGCAAAGGCTGCGGAAGGAAGCGAAATCCCTTGGCATAACCCCAATCCCTCCAAAATAACTTTGGACATTAAAGGACCCTTATGGGGATAGGAAATTCCCCAACACTTATACGAATGGTCTAACGACCAATCCGGTATTACCGGACAGCGCGTATAAGGTAACCG